GATAACCAGACAGTAGAAGGTTCAGTTTTAGTTGCGGCTAAGACCATTCTTTGCTGATAAATTTGTGATACTGAGGGCCATCCTTGACCATCACTAAAAGCTCCTAATCTAAAGTCTGGAGTGCCTCGTTCTTTAGTTTCATTATTTGTTGTTGCTGGCTGTCCTCCTCTTATGTTACACATTTCTGTTTTAAGATAAACACTTACAGTATTACCACTAACAGCAGAAATTACACCCCAACACCATCGTATTCCTCCAATTCTTGATAAAGGCTTTGCAAGAGGATTTATACGAATTAATCTACCAACATCATCTGGACTTGTGAATAAATCATTATTTGCCGCACCATCTTTATATAATGTTAATGTTATTGCACTTGTATCGGAGGGTAAATCTACATATCTATGTAAATTAACTGTTGCTCCTGCTGTGTCTGTACTACTTTTTAATTCAAATTCAAGAGGTGATCCACTATCTGAAGTAGATACTTGAAATGTAGTTGCAGTCGTTGCAGTTACATAATAATCATCATCTGTAAGTACATTTGATCCGTCAGACGTTATATTACCCCATGTTCCTTCCAAATGTATTTTCATACCAACTTGAAGACCATGATTTGCCAGTACAAGCATATTTAAAGTTGTATTAAATTCTACTGCGGCAACTTTCTTTTTTGTAGTTGGTTCTGCTTTCCATAAAGCATATTTATTAGTTGCTGATCCCTCCTGAGAATACACATTTATATCCTGATAAGGCCCATCTTTCATTACATATTCAGAAACAGACCATACACTATCATCTTCAGCATATCCTGATGTTGAACCACCAGTTTCAATAACACGTTTAATTATTTGAGGTTTTTTAGTAGGACAACAAACAAATATATAATCTCCACTTTGTGTATATTTAAGTGTTGGTAATTCATCTTGTGTCCATGTTACACCTGATGTTATTTCATATGTCTGAGGAGTATTTTGTTTATCCTTTAATAGTCTATCTTGTGACCACAACCTCAAATAACCTCCACTAGATGCACTAGTAGATCCTATTTCAATTACATATGTATTATCTTTATCTTTAAAAAAGGGGATAAGTATTGCGGAGGTATGTTTGACAGCACCTATATAATTAGTGCCGGGTCGTTTTACAACTGGCCCTGAGAGGATCGGAATCATATTCTTAGCCCCTTTTAGTCCATAAGAGTAAAACTCTTCTTTAGAACGCCCCTGAAGGCTTTTTGCTAAAACACCTTCAGAAAACTTAGGTTGAACAAATTCGTATTTCATAGATGCTAACCAATATTATATCCCACACTATAACTATATTTATTAGCTTCATATCCTTGTGTTGGAGTATTAAAGGTTCTATGAGGAACAGAAAATCTTCCTCGTTTAGCATCCATATATGAAGATCGTTCTCGATGTTCTGGAGTTTTATCGTGTGAATTAGCTGATCTTGCTTCTTGTAATGCGACTACCCATTTTTGCATTAATTCTGCTTTTAATCCCTGTTTACTTGTTAAGGTTTCAGCAACTTCTAATGCAAGTTTCATTGCAATTGCTTCTGCGAGCAATGAATCTAAATTATTAATATCTGTAGGTTCTCCTACATATAAAATATTTAAAGTTTTTTCATTAGATAATATATTCTTTTTTTCTACTTGATACCTAGATACAGGGTTTACTTCGACTACTCTTATACAATCTGATGGTAATTGAAATATATAAGAATACCCAAATACAGGAGTACCTACACTTGTTAATGTTGCTCGTTCTAATGCACTATTCCATACATGCATACGTAATACTGTTGTAATTACGTCATGTATTCTTGCATTTACGGCTCTTGCTCTTGAATTATTATCATTAAGATTTTGTATTCTTGCCTCACCTAGCGAACTAAGTGCCATATTAGCTATTCCAGTAATATCCATAATATTTATTTGAAATGGGGGTCAGTTACCCAACCCCCGGTTGATATTAATCAACAGTATAATAAATTCTAACTTCTACAAATGCTGTAGTAGTTGTTGCTGTTGCTCCACCAATAGTTGCTATTACAGTCGTTTCCGAAGTAATTGTAACTGGTGCTAAAGCAATATTACCAGATGTTTGATCTGAACGATGTCGAGTTCCAACTGCTGTTGAAGCCGCCGCATCTAAAAATGCAGTAGCACTACCAGTAATACCTAAAGATAAAGTGGTACTACCAGCCAACGTAGCTGATTGGTGTAAAGATGCTTCCCAGACTTTTGCTCCGGGAGGCAGTTTACCAAAGGAAATCGTATCAGAAGTGGTGTGGACTAAATTAGCCCCTACCAGATCTCCAAACGAAAATTTATCATACAAGACACGCATACGACCACCCTGATCAGCGACATCAGTCAGCTTTGCAGGAACAGTTACATGCCGTTTCTTATAATTTGCTGCATATTGATTTGCCATATTGTCCTTTTAAGATTATGTGTTAAGTAGGTTATGCAGGTTGATAACATTCAATCTGTAATACCATCTCTTCCCAAACCCTAGTTGCACCAATATCCATCTCAAAATATGCATATGGAACAAAAGATTTGTCTGAACGCCTTTCTATTTCTGTAATTGGTTCTTCCCATGAACAGAAAGCAAGTCCTTGCGGATGAAAAGCAAGACATGATTCAATTACATCACTAGATACAGTTGCTTTAGGCATATTTTCATACCTAATAAACTGAAAACCAGCAAAGAAATTAGTTTGTCCCTCAACCAAAGCTCTCAGATTGTTATAATCTGCACTTTGAATTTGTTGAGAATGCAGTAATGCTTCTATCTGTCCAGCAGAACAAACTATGAAATATAGTGGGTTTCCACCTTCATCATACTGATCTGCTTCATTTTCAGAAAGAATCCTACGTGCATGTAACAACTTATCAATTGAAAGCGAAAAAGCATTACCAGCACTATTTGCAACACCATTCATGTTTGCATCAGTAGCACTACCAAACTTAAACCCTTTAGCAATGTGTTGTTTGGGGAAGTTAGTTGAATTCCAGACTATCTCAGTCGCACCATCCATTGCTCCACCATCTGATTCATATGCTGAACCAAAAGCGGCATCAACGATTGTTGCATCCATCTTACGAGCCATTGCCATTGACGTAGCTTCTGCATAAGGCTGAAACACATCATAGTTCATTCTACGAGTGTCAAAACCTTCTACAAAGAATCCAGCATTTTTAGGTTGTGCTGAAACTCTCCTACGTTGATGAGAAATCGCTTGTACAGGCGAATCTGCAAAACGTGCAACTTTATCCAGTGCTTCGTTAGTTCCGATCTTATCAATGAACTCCGCAACACCTCGACAATCTGGCTTATTAGTTACAAAATTACGTAACCTCGTAGTCTTCTGTTGAAGAGCATGTAATACATCTGCGGAATAGCGATGTATATACGAGGTTTCAATGTCATAAAAATTAGCCATATTGTTACCATTATGAAATTAAGTTAAATCACAATACCTAGTGATTATCCATAATTGGGTCACAACAGACTTTTCAGCAGGGCAAATGCTTATCTGCCTATTATCTTATATTCGGTAATACCTCCACCGTGGAGGGTGATATTATCGTACTCTTTGTTGATTAGGATATGCTGTTTTAAACAACTTATCCATTTTTTGCATTGCTTGTTTATGACCGGGATCTTTATTGTCCCGGTATGCATTAGAAAATTCCTTGTCACTATACAAGGCCTGAATTTCTTGTCGTGCTTGTTCTGGAGAAAGCTGGCTTGAACCAAGTCCTGTCCCCACAACTAAGGAATCTTCGCCCAGAAGTTCGCCAATTTTAGAAAAGACTCGGAGCATTTCAGGATGATTACCCAAGCCTGATGAATCCATTAATTGACTTAATTCTGGTGATGCAAATTGAGCAAATGCTCTTTTTGCATAATCCATTTTACCATCAAAGTTTTTACCCCATTCTTTTTGGAGTGCAACTGTAGTATTGGTTCTTAATTCATCAATACCTTCTTTTTGAGCAGTTTCCTGCTCTTCTTGCATTTCACCATAAAGGCTTAAAATGCTATTGGCTTGATCTTGGGTTAGACCAGTATCATGTGCAAATGCACGAAATCCATCTAATTCTCCATTTTCATCGCCAAATTCGTAATCTTCTGAGCGTTCAGGTCTTCCTATTTGATTGTAAAAACCATCCCATGACTCACCTTCTTGTGGTATTGCTACCATATGATCAGGATTACCTCCAATCATTTTGACTGCATTAACGTAGGACTTTGCCAGTTTATCTACTGAGTCAAATGTAGCAAGACTAGGTTCATCCCTTAATCCTGCTGGCATATCAGCCGCATTGAAACTCATTGCGGATGACTCCTCTGTGCTACTGTCAGTGACTTGTCCTGATTCTTCAGGGGCTACTGCCGTATCTTCCATTTTTTATTTATTATTAGGGTTATGCTCGAAATTGTAAAGCACTTTGTCTTTCTATTCGAGCTTCTTCTTGCTTGGCAATTCTTCGTCTTACGACTTCAAGATCAGCACCTACAAGGTTTATAATCTCCATGACAACTGTACGTTGCCCTTCTTGCCATGCAGAGGTATAAGGGTCTTCAGCATGAGAAGTTCTAAATACAAAATGTGCTTCTGCAAGCATACCTAATACATCTTGACCTTCTTCAGTATTAAAGACCTCTTTAAACGTAGTACGTTTTTGCTTTTCTTTAGCCCATCTTTCGCTTTTTTCTAGGAATTTTGAAATCATTTTTTATGTTGATGTATAGAGTGGCTAATATGACAGCGTGTACAATACGGTGTATCTTGGACTTTTGGCCCAATTTTAAACTTCGGTTTTCTGCCCATTATTTTTTTAAATACCTTCGCTTCTTTTTTTGTTCCTGTCAATTCCCATTTTACTTTTGTATTTTCAATACCGCTTAAAAAATTCTTTACATTTTTACTAGGCAACCATTCTGTAATATTTTTTGCACCTTTTTGTATATTGATATTTTTATTTGCAGTAACAATATTATCCATATCTTTTGCAAATTCTTGCTTTTTGGATTTAAGCCATTTATATGCACCAGATAAGAATGCATCAAACATTGAATGTTTATGTTCTATTTGGACATCACGTTTTCTAACTGTTTTGCGATCAGTATAATGCATCTTTATCTGACCACGATTTTCCATCATATTTTTATTTAAAACCACATTCCTTAATGCTAATGCGGCTTCTTTAGACATCCAATTTTTTCTTTTATAATGTTCTGGAATGTCACCATATTTAAGTCCAGCTTTTTTAGCATCCCATCCTTCGGCTGTTAATCCAGCAAACATTTTACTCATACTTCACCTCTTAAACTATCAGCTTTTGCAGATTTTTCATTAATATCTGCCGCTACTTGTGCTTGTTGAAGTTGGGCTTGTTCTTGTTGTTGGCGTTGTTGTTCTGCAACTATTGCATCTACTTCTTCTTTAGTCCTGATATTAGAAGGAGGTACTTGCAATACTTGTGCAGTATTTTCCAGTATTTGCTGAGTATTAAAATACATTGGTATTGTCTGATCTATTTGAGCAAGTGGCATAATCATTTCAAACATTTGGTTCATTGAACTGATTTCACCAGATCGCATCGATATAGATACAGGATTTAAATATTCTATCCTGTAATTATTTTTCATGTCTTCAGGCATAGGAGGCAATAGATATGAACGCATCAGTATATTTACTGTTCTTCGAATTACAGGATCAAGAAATTCTGCTTCCTGACGAGCCAATATAGGCCCAAGTACAGGCATTCTCTGTCTCATTCTTACTGATACCTCAGTTGCACTAAATCTCATTACATCTCCATCAGGTGCAACCGGGCCGGGTAATTCTAGTAAATCTAAGAAGTATCCTTCACGTATAGCCGCAGTACATTTTGCACTTAATCTTTCTGCATAATCAGGTCTTGCGTTTGAAGGTGCTTCAAAGATCATATCCTTGCCCCCTAGCCCGACTGAGTAATAATTTATAGCATCAGGTGTTGTATCTAGGGGGTCTAGTAGCCCAGAATCCGGTACAAACAGAGGCGGTGAGACCGCTTTCTGGACTGACTTTAAATAACTTTTATCAACTTCAGTAATTAATCGTATATCTGGCATTATTTCCCATGTAGGCCCACGACCATATATTTCTCTATCTGATCGTTCCCATCTTGCACAGACATAAGGCATTTCATCATACCCACCAATTGATAATACAGTTTTTCTATTTTTAAGATAATGGATAGATATATAACTTTTTCTTAAATTTAGTTCAGGAGGTAGATATTCATGCATTGTCCATGCTGGCATAACTGCATGTACAACATCATATTCATCCAGCATTTTATCTCCTAATCCTTTTTCAACTAATTCTTTAGGAAGATGTGCTGGATCAAACCTTGTTATTAAGTCTTTTGCAGTTTGTTTGTAATTACGAAATATTGTGTCAATTTCCATTTCACTTCCAGAACCCAATATACAGTCCGAAAGAGGAAAATTACGATAGCGAGGCCCAAAACCGGGAACATCTTCGACAAAAATAATACCAGTACCAAATGCTCCAGCTTCAAGATAATATTGGAAAACAGCACTTTGGAAGTTAGAAATAGGTCTTGAAATATGATGTTGAATAATTTTTGTTGCTTCTTGAATCCATAAAGATACTTCACGAACTTTATCCAGATTAGAGTTGCCACTTGATAGTTTAAACCATTCTGCACCCATTGGAGTAAATACATTATGAATGTTGGAGGCAAATCGTTTTAACAAACGCATTGCAGAACCTTCAAATGCATGATCCATCCTTTCTGCACCTTTTGAATGAGTTGTTGTAAAGTCTGAACGATGTGGCAAGACATATTCAGCAATATCCTGCCACTGCCGTTCCCATAGACTTCTATTATTTTTCAACTTCTCATGGTGTCGGTCTAATGCAGTTCCTAATGTACTGTTACCATACTCCATAGTTATTCTCTATAATTTAGATGCTGATCCTGCACCATATGTTTGTTTACGCCCTGCGGCAACTTTACGCTGTCCAGTTAAAAGAGTCCTTCCTGCTGTTGCATCTTCTGAGCCAGTAGGAGGAGGAGGAGGATCATCTGGGCCAGCATCATCTCCATAACCACCTTTACCTGACCATGCTTCTTTACCTAATTTTGCAAGTTCATGTATATTCCTGTTAATAAGTGAACCTCCTGCACCTAAAGTTTCATCTGCCAAATAACTTAAATTATTCATACCTAAGTTCATTGCATCTGTGACTTGCCCTGTATTCGGCATTGGAACATCAGGTATAGGTATATCAGGGGGTGTAATAGAAGGAATTGATGGTAAGTCAGGAATAGTTATTGATGGTGGTTTAACTGTTGGTATATTAATTTTTGGAGGAGATGGTGGTCTAAAACTATATCCACCAATTTTAATACACTGATCTACTTCACCTTCATAATCAAATGATTTTTCAGATTCCTTGACAAGTTCATTTTTTTCGTCATCCCATGTATAATTTACTTCTGTATAAACTTTCATATTACCCTTTTATTAAAAGTTACGCATATGCATAATTACCACTTTCATAGTAATTATAATCACTAATTGCTCGTCTTGGTCGTTTTTTAGGCGAACCAGTATTAGCAAAGGCTAATGACTGTGATGCATATCGAGTTGCACTCATCAAGTCATCATGAACTTTAACTATTTTCCCATCTTTACGATGATACATCCGTAGTTCTTCAAACCATAGATTTAGATAGTTAAAGACTTTAAAACGCCCTGTCTGCATTTTTTGTAGCATCTCCATAATTCCGGGTTCTACAGCAATACCGCCATCAGGGTTTTCAAAATGTTTATGGATCATATTTAATCCTTGTTTCCTATATAATTCAGCTAGTGGTTTTCCTGAACCTTTATCATGCTGTGATCCATCATGAGGCCATACTACAGGAATCCATTTACCTCTTTCACGTATTGCGGCTGAATGAACAACAGGCGTTTCTGCTGATTTTCTGTAACAATCATACACATAAACTGTGTCTGTATCCCTATCCCAAGCAAGCCAGACAGCCGCAGTTGGGTGATCCCATCCAAAATCCAGACCACATATTTTAGGCCAATGCTCTGGTAATGGGAATGGTTCAACTTTTAAATCATCTTCACTTACAGGGAATACCATACCTGAACCTAGAACTGGTATTCCTTTCGATCTCATTTCTCTTTCATGTGGAGGTAATGCCTGTAATATTTCTTTTTTTACATCTTCATCTAAATGAAGGGCATCATCCCATGTTGCATGATAGAGTGCTTGAGACTGACCTAATTTAGTCATAAATTGCGTTACAACCTCTGTCATGCCACTTTCCGGGGTAAAGGTCATAAATACTATACCGCCACTCTTTAAGGCCGCTCTAAGAGCCTGTGAGTATATATCCTGTGGTGGTTCTTCGTCAAGCCATGTAACATCTACTGCTTTACCCATCCATTGCATTTTACCCTGCTCATATGACTTAAAGATGAGTTTAGAATTTCTACCTGATATATGTTTTACATTAAGACTTTGATATGCATTAGGAACTCCGGGCAATCTTAATGGAGTACCAACAATTAATTCTCTTGGTATTGCACCTTTACCAAAATCATCTTCATCTCCCGGTTCTCCTAGCAGTTCTGCCTGTACTATATCCCTAGTATTTGCAGTTGTATTACCAGCCGCCCATGCTTGTATAGGTCTTTTAAATTTTGCTCCTGTCCACCAATCTGGATACCGACCTGTAAGGTGATATGCCATTTCACATGCACCACAAAAAGTCTTGCCAGTTTTATTAGCCGCCATTAAAAGGCGTTGCCTCGCAAGACGACCAGCCATATCTTTTGCATCATGAAACCTCTTCTGGTAATCATATGGCTCATATGCAAGTAACCTATTCGTTTCATAAAGATCGGTTATTTTCTCTGCAATCTCTATTGCACGTTCTGCTTTTTTTGACATTAGTTCCTACGGACTCTCTTTCTATTTTTCCATGCATTATCAGATACAGGAGTAAAATACTTCATTATCTTTGCATATGGAGTATCTTGACCACCAGCACCTTTAATTGGGCCTCCGGGTCTGCGTTTACCTGATAAGCCTTTTTTTGTTAAACCAACATTTTGAAAGTATCCTTTGTTTCCAACACTACCAAAGACTCTTTCACTACCTATTAAGACTGATGCAGTTTCTTGTGCAATATTCTTAACTGATGCTTCAGCTTTTTTAGATTTGAGTGAACTATATCCAAGAATAGGTGCTAATACCAAACTAAATCTACCAAGCCATTTTGCGACACTTCCAGCTAATCCTTTAGGTAATGGTTTCTTGGTACTTATATGTTTCCTTACGTCACTAGCAGATGCTTTTGAGGGATCAGATACATATGCCTTATCATAAGATTCATCACTATGTTTTCTAACTTTGAAATGTGTCTCTACTTTCCCCCTAAGTTTACCTTCTTTACCATATATAGGCTGTTCAGGATATTTTTTCAATTGTTTTTGTTTCCATTCATTCTCTTCTACTAGTTCAGCAGGGAGTGCATCTTTAATTTCTGATTGAGTTCGATATTTAGGTTTTTCTCCTAATACCTTACCTTCTCTTTTATGCTCACCAGATGGAGTTTTCTTTTGGTGAGAATAAGGAGCATCCAATACAGTTACTTGATCTTTTGCGTGTGAATCAGGAATATTCATTAATTCAGTTAGTAAAGTGCGTTCCCATTTGAGTTTTTCGGCTTCAGGTAATAAATCTAAATCTTTTGGCATTTTGCGTAATAACTTATCTAATGCATGTATCTCTTTCTTATCTGCAATTTTTTGCCGTTGCAAATGTTTATCTTTGTGTACTTCTGCACCTTCACCAAATTCATCAGTAACATCTTCAATTACTTGCTTATTTGAATCTCTGGCATCATAATCCTGTTGAGTTTTAACTTGTTGAACATCTTTCTTAAAAAAATCGCCAAATACATTTTGACCAGTATATCCCATTTCTACAGGATCAATATTTACTACATCTGAGATTAGTTGCTGTACAATAGGAGCTTTCATTGCTGGTTTATTAGTATCATGAACTTTAACACCTTTTTTAATTTTACCACGCTCCAGCTTACCTACATCAACCCCCCACATATATCTTGATTTATCTTCAAATAATTCTGGACTTTTTTCTGTACCAACTTTTTCATATGTACCAACTCTTTCAGTTTCAATATAATCTTTTCCTTCTGGGACTCCGGGTTGATCAGGATAATCAGTTGTAATACTTTGTCCATAACGTAAAGGATTTGATTCTTCTCCCCTAATATTTGCAATTCGTTTTTTACTTATATCTGTCAACCATTCTTTAATATTAATATCTTTCTCCTGTACTATATCCTCAATTCCTTCAATAAATTTTGCTCTTCGTTGAGCATTTATTATTTCATTTCTATCTTCTAAAACTTCTATTCCGGCTAATGCACTGTCTATATTAGCTTTTTTTAGTGTTACTCGAGTTTGACCTTCATCAAGTTTTGATCCAGTACCAACTTTTTTGGTAATCCTCCATTGTTTTTCACCTTTTGGGCCTAACTTAGTTTGTTGAATAACTTTGTATTCACTTGCACTTTGACGACTTTCTCCATACATCTCATCTTCAATCATATCCAAAAAGGCTTCATGTACCTTACGTGTTTGTCCCTTACCATATTTATCAGTTAATTCTTTTAAAGTATTTCTCCATTTAGTTCTATATTTGGAACTATATTTTATTTCACCTTTAGGGCTAAGAGAATATTGATTGACTATAGAACCTTGTTTTTGCCATCTATCCAATGCATCGGCTCTCTGATCAAGCTCTTTTTGCCAATCTTTTGAGCCATATACTTTATAGCCTTTTTTTGGATCAAATATTGTTTTATCTTTTGGATCAATTTTCATAATAGGCACTTTATTCTTTTCTGCCCATTCTGCAATGATCTGATCAGTCTGACTTGCTTTATATCCTCCATAATAAACTTTGAAGTTACCTTTTTTCATGGATTTTCCAGTATCACTCCATATTTGATCAAGGGTTTTAATGATTCCTGCACGATCTGTTACTTTATGTGAACCTTGAATCCAGATACCTTTCTTAAAATTAAAACTTTTAGATGTCTTAATCTTTTTTTTGTTTGGATCTTTTAGATTTGGATCTTTTAGAGATATTATCTTACCACCCTTTTTCTTGCCTTTTGTATAAATCCTTGTAGGTTTACCTTCTGAAGAAAAGAACTTTCGTAAATCATATGGAAGAACTTTATATTTAGGAGGTACAACTGCTGGTTTTGGTTTTACCTTTTGAGTGCCTTTATAACCTATTATTTTACCTTCAGAAGATAAAATAGCTTCTGGTTTAGGATTTTTCAGTTTTTTATCTTTGATTTCACTAGGCAATAATTTCCTATACTTTTTAGATAGGGTTGTTGAGGCTTTTGAAAGTGTTTTTGCAAGTTGTGGCTTTGCAAGTTGTGCAGGAACAGGAGAAGCCCCTGATGCGGCTTTTAGTCCTTCGGATATATGCTTACGTGCAAGTATCTCTGTACCTCCTCTACCATATTCACGATTCCCTGCAATATTAATAGTTACATTTTCTTTGCCAAGATTAGCAACTGCGGAAGATATTTGTTCTTTGGTAGGATTCTGAAGATAGGGTTTATTATGTTCTTTGGCTAGGTCTCTTGTTAATTTACTTCCCGGGGAATTTTCTCTACCTTCAACTGTATAAAGTAAGGTAATATCGGATTTTAATACATTCTGTTCTGTCCTTGCTCCATAAGGGTTTGATTTACCAGTCTTTTTCTTGTATGCCAGTTCTAATTTAGGATCAATTTCTGTAACGCCAAAATCCTTTAAACTAGGATCATACTGCATTACTTTATTAACTACAGTAGTCTGGTATTTTAGTGGTGCAGTACCACCTGTTTCAAAGCCTAGTTTTTTGGCTTCTTCAAGACCTAACCTATCTGCACCTACCTGACCGCCAGATATTACTTTTATCTTAATTCGTTTACCCATTAGGGATCTATCAGACCTGACACCAGCTTTGAACGTGTCTTTATATTTTTCAACAGTTTTCTGGTCTTTAGTAACTAAGTAGATATTTGGCTCTTTTGCGGCTTCTCTCAGTATTGGGAGAATATCATCGGGGTTACCTTCACCAAAACCTAGTCCGATAAAAGGTAAATTGATATTCTTGGTAGGATTCTTTCTTGCAAACTTGATTAATTCATTAACTTCCGATTTAAGTAACTCTACATTTTTACCAGATGTTTGTTCACTATATGCCTGTGGTTTACCTCCAACATTAATTCTTGCAGTTTCAGGTGCATTGCCTTTTACTGCTAGTGTTATGACATCACTATTCTTTGGAGAGGTAGCAAAACTTTTATTAAACCGTGTAATCAGACCTTTTTGCTTTGCCTGTGCCGCTAATCCACGACCATGAACACCTCCAAGATTAGTAGAGACAACCTTAAAGCCTTTCTGCTTCCAAATATCGCCTACAATGATTTTCTTACCCATTACCCTCTGTTAATTCCGGCCCTGAAATAACTTTGCGACTCCTGAATGCACCAACTAGCATTTTAGCACCATCTTCGCCAACTAAGGCAATCAATTGTGCATTAAGCTCCTCTATGGTGCGACCAGTATCAAATTCATTAACAACCTTATGTCCACCCCTGTCCAAGATTTCTTTTGCGGCATTGAGCTTTACAGT